GTTGCTATTGCACCTGCTGCTGATTCGATTCCACCAATACCGTAAGCACCTAATGTGGTTATTGCTTTACCCATTGTAGACCCTGCAATAGTAGGTGCAATTGCACCGAGAATTAAACCGCCTAGACTTGCAATTCCTGCACCTGCTAGAACCTTGTTTATGGTTTTTCCTGTTTTTAGTTTAAATGCCACGTATTGAGATCTCAATCCTAGATCTTAAATGTTTCTAAATTCGAATTTAGAAACATATATGATCAAGTATGTTAAGTTAAAACATGGGTATTATAGGTAAAATCCTCCCAATTGCTGCACTTGGTGCTGCTATTCTCTATTTTGGTAATATAATCAGCCGTCCAGCCGCAGCCTCGGCATCTGCTAGTGCATTTGGTGAAACAGGATCAGCCATTGGACGTGTATTATCTAATCTCGGTTCAGGTGCTTCTGAATTAGGAATTGGAATTGGTGAAGGTGGCGTAGGCTTGCTTAAGCCATTGTGGGAGGTTAAAAATTTAATGGCTATGGTTCCAGTAGTTTATGATTCTAATGTTGCTGGTGCTGCTAATAGTAGTGCCGTAGCTCAAAGTGAAGGTGAAACTGTAAATAATGTCAGTCGACCTTCTTCTTCTACGATTACCTGGTCTGGCGGAACCACTGCATCAGTGCCATCATTAAGCGCAGCCGCTAGGTCATTTTATTCAGCTAGAGGGGTTTCCGTTACTTGAAGAAAGGTTCAAAGGCTGCTAAAGCCTGGGGTGCTAAAATGAAAAGAGCCCGTAACCAAAAGAAAAAACCAAAAAAACGAAAAAAATCTAAGTCAACAAGAAAAGGACAAAAAAGAAAAACCGTATCTAAAAGAAGAGCTTATGAGGGTTTAACAGTAAGAGTACGCAAAAAAGGCTCTAAACGTAAACCAAAACGTACAGATAGTGACTGGAATTTCTAATCCCAAATGTATTTTTCCCCTTTACAAGTAGGGCAATCTTCAAAGGTATTGTAAATAGGGTCAAGTTTATTTGAGTTAGTCTGAAAGTCTACAGTCCTAATAATTCCATGTGGATGACCATCTACGGTGTCTGCACAAGTCTTACAGGGTTTGTATTCCTTCAGCTTCAGTTCCAGGTTCGGTCTGTTTATTACTGGTTGTGTTAGCGGATTTGATTTTCTCATATACCTTTTCTATTAGTGCTGGGTCTTTCTTAACTGCTTCTTCAACTTGAGGAATTAGGAAGGATGCAGCCTTGCGATACTTACCAGGAACTAACTGCATGATAACCTCACCCAGACCTGAGTTCTTCATGTCGGTGTCTGTTACTGTAACGCCTTGCTTCATTTTGTTTAAGGTTCCTTTAAGTCGTAAAATCTCTTGTCTGTAGTCTTTGGCTTCTTCTTTCTTACTTTCTGCTAAATACTTAATATCATTTTCAAAGTCTTTGATACGCTGGCGGGAATGCTTGTTAATACTACTGCGAGACCTAGCAATGAAAACACAGGATAAGCCACCGCATAAACTCGCCACCAAGACAAGTGCTGCTGATAAAACTTCGATTTCCATGCCATAATTATAAGATAATTACTTAGTTGTAAGCGTTACTACCCCAACTTAACCCTAAATACCCCTACCCTTAGCTAAGAAAAGCTAACAAAAACCTACAATAAACCACCATGGTTATTGACTTCTATCCTAATAAAATTCAAAAATAAGCTATGTAAGCACCTAAAGGGTTGTGTTTTGGGCTAGATGTGGGAAGTGTGAACCGATTTCATAAATGTGTGTAAAATAATTAACGTATATGTGTATATACAAGAATAATTATCATATATTATGGGTGCAATATATGACGCAGAACAGGAACAGTATATTTTAGCAGAAAAAGTACGACTTGGTAAATTAAACATACAGAATGAAGATATGGTGCATAAAACTATATCATTTACCATATCAGAATGGGCTTTAGTTCAACAAATAGTAAATAAAAACAAATTAAAGAATTTGACCCAGGGCATGCGGTTCTGCATCCATAACACTGCAAGTGAAGAAGGTCTAGAAACAGTATGAACACTACAGGAATTTTAAAAAATATTTGCAGTGCAGACCTGGCAATACAAAGTGAAGTAATATCAATAAACTTCCATTGTCGTAAATGTGGCAAGTTCAAAAAGAAAAATACAAAGTCTGTTTATTGTTTCAAATGTCTTGGAGTTTGAAATGAAAATAGCCAGACCTTTTCATTTACATGATAATAATTTTTATGAAGTTATCAAAATTCATGCTTATGGAAGTAAGTTTACTGAATTAGAATTATGTGAATATTGCATCCGTGCAATGTGGAAAGAAGCCTGGTTACATCCCGATACTAAAAAAATTCTTGAAGAATTAATGACAGAATTAAAAATCTATGATTCTTAACTTCTATCAACAAAACACTTGATTAACTTCAAAAATGCAATTTGAAGTTTAATCCACATTTTTTTTAACAACTATGCAGACCGTCTTAAGCCCATTAAATTGAATTTGCAATACTGTTGAAAATAAGATGCTGATGTTTGAACAGTCACCGAAGTAATAGCAGACGCACCACTATTAGTAAATCCGCCACCAATAGTGTTACTGGTAGATAATCCGGAAATTTGCCATTGGGCTGAGTAGCCATCGCCCCCTTCGTTTGAAGTCCACCCCGATAGCCAACACTGACCAACGAACCATGCACCTGCACCAAGGTCTGTTAATTTCCATGCTGTTCCTCCTGTTGCGTTTACATTGCTCCAGGTTCCTAAATCGCTTTGTTCATAACCGTAACGATAGCCCGAACCATTACCCATTAGTACCTCTATGTCACATGCACCAACTAAAACACCATTAAAAGTGAGATACAAAGCAGCATAATCATCTAAATCAATTTGAGTAAAAGTAAGCGTTACTGTATCGGTGGTTGCGTTTACGGTTTCAAAAGATGCTAATTGTTCAAGTCTGTCTTGATTGGTTCCAGGAACAACCCAAGCAGGTGCGGTGGCTGCAGTCGCAAATGTGAGCACTTCTCCGCCTGGAACAGCAGGACCAGCAAGTTCTTGCAAATGTGAACCGTTAGAATATGTCATTGATTTAGCTGACATATCACTCTGTGTGTCATTCTTAAAAGACAAATTTCCTCCGTCTTGGAGCGTCAAAGAATTATGTTTGTGAGGTTTTAAAATATTTGAACCGCCACCAGAAAAACCCATTAAGATAACACCTTTACAAATTCTTTATATTTTTTCAGTAACTTTTTTTTTTCTTGTTGATTCATTATTGTGACACGGTCCTAAATCTTTGTGCTTCTGTATTGTAAAACATTGGCGTAACCTGGGCTAGAACATGAACTGCACCTGCTGCACCAGCTACAATTTGAACTCTAATAATATTTTGGTCATTGATGTTTTGGTCTGCACCAGCACTTAACGCAACTAAGGGCTGACCGTTTACAGAAAATTGACATCCATTTACAGTGTCTTGATTTTTTATTGCAACTGAAATGGCAACGGCTCTATATTGTGCAGGGTATTCAATTGTTGTGGTTGCTCCTGCTGCGATAATATCAGCAACATAAGTGCTAGGAACTGTTGGGTCTTTAGGTAAAACATTGACAACATAACCTAGTATATTTTGTGGCATTAAAGCCTCCTAAAACAAATTAGCGTATTTCATCAAAAATGAATATTGTGCGATGCCGCCACCAGTAACTACTTGTCCTGATTGGAATGATAATTGTTTACCGCCAGCCTGTCCACCAACTGTTACACCGATAGGTCCGAACACAACCCGTCCTGCACTTGCTGCACTGGATGCTACTGAAAAGTTTGTCACCCCTGATTGAATACCGTTAACTAAAACATTTGTTTCATATGCTGCTGCTCCAGGAGGATCGGGATTATTCACGGCGTCCAGGATTACATTTGAACGATTAAGTTGCTGAATTGTTAAACCTGTTACGTCATCTGTAGAAGGTGTAAAAACGTTAAGTGCTGCACCAGTTGTCGTGTAACTTCTCATTAATGGAACAGACATTAGAGGCTATCCACCTGGACGTTACCTTCTGCTGTTGGTCCTGTAAATGCTGTTAAACTGCTACCCATGAAACTTGTTGCTATTGCACCTGCTGCTGATTCGATTCCACCAATACCGTAAGCACCTAATGTGGTTATTGCTTTACCCATTGTAGACCCTGCAATAGTAGGTGCAATTGCACCGAGAATTAAACCGCCTAGACTTGCAATTCCTGCACCT